TTTTATGAAGTCAATGTTAGAGAAAAATACTATGGTCTTATTTAAAAATGATACCACTCCTATTATCTATGCTAGTGGTAAAGTTGTAGATACTTTTGCTTATTATGAAAATGGAGATTGGACACAGACAAAGCATAGCTTTACTAATTTATTTCTTTGGACACACGCTATATTTGGTAATGTTGATAGCAATAAAGATTGGGTACGAACTGCTGAATTTTTTACAAACATGAAAACTTATTTAGTAAACGAACATTCAGTAGATGGAATGTTAATAGATGCAGAAAAAGGAAAATCTTTAGCTACTTCTTTCAAACAATCACAAGCAAACGGAGTGTGCCAAGGCACATATAGTCTTAATAATGCTGGTAGTACAGCTTCAATGGTATGGATATATTAATGACAATAACTAATGAAACATTATTAAAAGAAATACATTCACTAAAAAAAGCTGTTGATTTAAATACAAGAGATATTATTGAATTAAAAAATATTATTACTCTGGGTAAGGGTGCTGTAAAAATGTTAGCTTGGTTAGGTAGTATTTTAATTATAATTATAGGTTGGAAAATTACATGATACCTTTAGAATTACTTAGTATGGGAATCTCAACCTTACTTGGGGGAATTATGTCTATCATGGCACAGAAATCCCAAGATAGAGCAAGTGAGCATAAGATGTTAATGCAGCGAGCTGAGCTCGCAGCGTCTCAAACTGACAAAGCAAGAGCGGTAAAAGACCCACATACTCGCCACACACGCCGCTGGATAGCCATAATGATTGTGTTTTCAGTTGTTGTATTACCAAAACTTGCACCATTTATTGACCCCAATATGTTAATATACGTCGGTTATACAGAAGTAATTTCACAGGGATGGTGGATTTTTGCGTCAGATTATGACATGACACAATGGGAACCAATGACAGGATTAGTAATAACCCCCCTCGACACACATTTAGCAAGTGCGGTAGTTGGGATGTATTTTGGAATTGCTGCTACACGCAGAAGGTAAAAAGGAATATTAATGGACTTAACATTTACAGATAAAGCTGCAAATAAAACAGCAGAATTAATTAAAGCAGAAGGCGATAATTTATTATTGAGAACATTCGTACAAGGTGGGGGTTGTTCAGGTTTTCAATATGGATTTACTTTTGAACAAAAAGCCAATGATGCTGATTGGAGTTTTACAGCCAAGAATGGTGTGGTATTACTTGTAGACCCGGTATCTATGCAATATCTTAGAGGTTCTATTATAGATTATGAAGATGATGTATTAAAAGGCGCTTCTTTTATTATTAAAAATCCTAATGCTAAAAGTACTTGTGGTTGTGGGTCCTCTTTTACTACTTAAGCTATGTATATAAGATTTTTCTTTACTATTTTACCACTAATATTGATTTTATTTGTAATAATTTCTTTATTTGTCATAGAAGCTTAATAATATTTTTTAAAAAGGAAGGAATATATGAATAAAAACATGAAGAAACAGCCAAAAAAGGCAATAAAAAAGAAATTTACACCCTCACAAACCCAAGAACATCACCCTCTATTGTTATTGGCGGAGAGAGAGAAAGATGAATTAGAGTTAATAGAAATATTTAAAACATTTCTAAGAAAATTGATTAAATATTTAGATTAAGGAGATTAATAAACATGGCGTATTCAGATAAAGTATTAGACCACTATGAGAATCCTAGAAACGTGGGTAAACTTGATGAGAAAGACCCCCAAGTAGGGACAGCAATGGTTGGTGCTCCAGCTTGCGGAGATGTAATGAAATTTCAAATTAAAGTAGGTACTGATGGTATCATAACAGATGCAAAATTTAAGACCTATGGTTGTGGTTCAGCAATAGCATCAAGCTCACTATTGACTGAGTGGGTTAAAGGAAAATCTTTAGATGAAGCATCAAAGATTAAAAATACGGATATAGTAGAAGAGCTTGCTCTTCCCCCTGTTAAAATTCATTGTTCAGTACTAGCGGAAGATTCAATTAGAGCTGCAATCGAAGATTATAAAAGTAAGAATGCTTGATGGTAGAGTTTATATATTTATATTAATAATATGGTTATGGAGCTATGTTACTGTAATGTATTTTATCAAATAAAAAAGGAAATAGTATGGATGAAGATGAGAAGAAACTAGAAATCGAACAAATTGTTGAGGAATTACCTATATTATTGGTAGCTCATGCATATCGAAAGCTTAAATCAGGTAAGGAAATATCCTCATCTGAGATGAAAGTTTGTTTAGATATATGCAAGACCTACTCATCTGACCAAATTGTAGAGAAAGCTCAAAACATCCTTGATGAATTACCTTTTGATGTGGAAGAATAATCATGAGATGGATTGGTTTCTTTTTAGCATTCACCTCTATGTTGGTCTTAGCACAAGCTAATGTAGATACACAAGTTTTAGGATGGACCTTAGGTTGCTCTTCAGCTTTATGTTGGATAGACGCAGCATATGAGGATGGAGACACACCAAGATTATTAATGGAGACTATGTATTTTGTTTTAGCAGCTTTAGCTGTCTATAACTGGTTATGAAAGGTATAAAGAACTTTAAAAATTTCTTGTATTTGTGTTGGAAACATCTAAATTTACCAGAACCAACACCAGTACAGTACGATATCGCAGACTATTTACAGAGTAAACATAAGCGTTTGGTTATACAAGCGTTTAGAGGTGTAGGCAAATCATGGATTACATCCGCATTTGTATGTCACCAGTTACTCATGAACCCTCAACGTAACATCCTAGTAGTATCCGCATCCAAAAGTAGGGCTGATGATTTCAGTACATTTACACAAAGGATAATATCAGAGATGCCTTTGTTGCAACACTTAGAACCCACAGATAACCAACGTCATTCTAAGGTTTCCTTTGATGTTGCTCCAGCAAGAGCATCCCACGCACCCAGTGTTAAATCAATGGGTATCACAGGACAACTAACAGGGTCTAGAGCAGACCTTGTTATCGCTGATGACGTTGAATCAGCTAATAACTCACAGACACAACTCATGCGAGACCGCTTAGGTGAGACCGTTAAAGAGTTTGACGCTATCATAAAGCCAGAAGTAGGACGTATTGTATTCTTAGGAACACCACAAACAGAGATGTCTTTATATAATGATTTAGAAGAACGTGGTTTTAATAGTCGTGTATGGCCCGCTCTTATACCTACTACAGCTCAGAAAACAGGATATGGGTCTAAATTATCTAACATAATAGCTGAGATGGACGCCAAAGAAGGTGAACCAACTGACCCAGAACGATTTAATGAAATAGACCTCATGGAACGCCTAAGCTCTTATGGTCGCTCAGGATTTAATCTACAATTCATGCTTGATACGAGCATGTCAGATGCTAACAGGCATCCACTTAAACTAAACGACCTTATAGTGGTGTCTGGTTGTAGCACTTGGAAAGATGCCCCAGCTAAAATTCAGTGGGCTTCAGGACAAGACCAAATTAAAGCTTTAGACCCTGAGATACCTAATGTTGGACTTAAAGGTGACTACTATACGTCATGTTTATACATGTCCGACGAATTTACTCCCTTTGAGGGCTCAGTGATGAGTATTGACCCTTCAGGTAGAGGGGTAGATAAGACTGGATACGCAGTTCTTAAAATGTTACATGGAGTACTTTATCTTACCGCTGTTGGTGGACTAGATGGTGGGTACTCAGGGCAAACTTTAAATAAACTAGCTAATATTGCCAAACAACAAAAAGTCAATGACATAATAATTGAGTCTAACTTTGGAGATGGAATGGCAACCGCCCTTTTAAAGCCTATATTATCCAATATTCACCCTTGTAATGTAGAAGAAGTACGCCATAGCATACAAAAAGAAAAACGTATTATAGATACCTTAGAGCCTATTATGAATGGGCATCGTTTAGTAGTGGATGAAGACATTATTAAAGATGATTTTAAACTTGAACCCCATCACCAGTTATTTAAGCAAATGTCCAGAATAACCAGAGATAGAAGTGCATTGAGACATGATGACCAGATAGATGCTTTAGCTATTGCAGCTAATTACTGGGTTGAACGTATGGATAGGGACCAAGAGAAGTCTTATAAACAACATAAAGATAACTTATTACAAAAAGATTTAGATACATTCATGGAGCACACTGTTGGAACAAAGATTAAAAAGGATAGGTGGATAGATGGCTGAAGAATATAATAATCCAGCTAATATAGAACATGGACAAGGATATGCCGGTGAATTAGATGATAAAGAAGGTAATCCAAAGCTATATGCCGGTCGTTTTATAATGTTTGAAAACAAAGTGCTTGGAACGCGTGCGTTGTTTAGAGATGTACAAAGTAAAGTTAAAGAATTTGATGGGGATATAACTAAAATGATAAACAAATTTGCCCCCACTGTAGAGAACCCCACTAACAATTACATAACCTATGTACAAGCCAGAGTAGGTAAAGAGAAGATTGAAACAGAAGAAGACCTTAGATTCGCTGTAATGGGTATAATTGAATTTGAAAATGGTGTTAATTCCCCTAAAACAAATGAATACTTAGAAGCTGATAACTTTGAGATAGCTTATCAACTCTCTAAAACTTCATTACCTAGAAACACCACATATGATGATGCATTAAAGACTTTAACTGACCCAATGAAGGTGGCCCAACTATGACAGATATAGATAGAATATATTTTGTTAGTAAAGTTAAGGGCAATAAGGGATTGTATGACTTTTCTGATTTGCCGGTTTCAAAGAAAATAACAAGTAATGATAAACTAAGATGCTTTAATGATTTCTCAGCTTGGAAGCAAGCTTTGAGAATGCTAGGTGAAAAAGATTTGGAAAACCCTAAAGCACAAGTTTGTATAATACACTCAGAGACAAACAACGTATATTCAAGTAATTGTTTTACGTAGTATGATGGGGCATCTCAGGGTTTTCCTTCATTTTCCCTTGAGCTCTGCCCTTACTGGAGAAATAATAGTGAAAACAATTTTATTAGTGGCTATTTTGACCATAAATGGACAGATTGTAGATTTAAAAATTTTACACCCTTTTAATGATATAAATTCTTGCAAAACATTTGTTGAGGAAAGAGGGGAAGCTGTTGTAAATGGTATATTAGAACGATTTAATGGTCCCTTAGACTACATCGGATTAGTGTGTAAAGAATCATGGAAAACGCAATAATATTGTTTATAGTAGCGGCTGGGATGTTTGGATTAAGTAAATTAAAAATAATAAGGACTTTTTATCTATCCCCACAAGTCTCTATTATAGAGCTTTATATATTGTTCTTTGTGGCGATGGGAATTGTCGCCACTTTAACTTACATTTGGTAGAAAAATCTGAAAGGGTAATCGT